CTTGTAAATCTTGTTCAATTTCTTTTATGCTATCAATTGTTTCAATTTGTTCATCGTGATCATTTAACAAGCCTAATCTGTCTAGTATTTCATAGCCTAATTCGTCAACTTGTAAGTTAATGTTGTCGCCTTCACGTTGGCAACTACATTCTATCGCTAGTTCTTCATTAACTTGAAGTTCTATACGATCTCCCTCGACAGGTCCTTCATTTTCATACTGTGCTTTTTCAACGTATTCTTTAAAAGAGCCTTTCATTGTCTTAGTCTTCTTTTTGCTCGTTATATGCTTTAGTTAGACGTTGTACTAAATCATTGTGTCCTTGATTTCCTACATTAGGAAATTTCTTAGGACGATTAACACCGCCTGCTAATTTATTTGTCATAAAATCTGTATCAGCATATTCTTCTTCAGGTGAGTTAGAATATTCTTCAACTTCTTCTGCTTCACCTTCTGGCTGATTGATGTCAGCATCAGTAACCGGCTTAACACCTGCTAAGTTTAAAATTTGTGCTAACGTGTCTGTACTCATTACAGCAACCTGCTCGCCTTGTGGCTCTTCAGATACTTCTGCTTCATCTGTACTTTCTTCGTCGTCTTCGATTTTGTCTTTAATCTCATCGGCCATTTCATCTTCCATGCCTTTTTTCAGTATTTCAGCAGTCTCTTCATCTTCTTCTTTTGGTTCTTCAACTACTGGCTCTTCTGAATTAACAGCATCGTCCATTAATTTTTTGGCTTCTTCTTTGCTCATTTTAACAGGATATTTTTTACCGTTAAATGAAAATTCTTTTTCACCTGCTAAGGCCGCCTTTGCCGCCGCTGTGTTAAAAGCGTTATCTTCTTCTACAGCATCTTCCATTGTGTCAGCGACATCAACTTCTTTTTTAGCATACTCTTCTTCTTGAATGCCTCTGAAGATTGCCGCAATTTTGTGTAAGTCTACATATTTACTGTCCATTACTTTTCTCCTTTGCCAGCAATTTCAAATTCTGGGGTTTCTTTTGTTATTTCTTTAATGAAGCCTAATTTATATTCTTTAGGTGCTTCGCCTTCTTCATAATCACTTTCTAATTTTGAAGTATATTCGCTTTCGCCTTCTGCCGCTTTTTCTTCCCTAGCAATTTCTTCTGGGTGATTGCTGTTTATAACAACTAAGTGGCTTCCTGGGATACCTACTAGGTTTACTAAATCTTGATGTAGTGTAGCAGGTGTTGTAGGATAGTTTAAGGTTACTTCAAACATAGTAACTTCTGAGTTTCTTAAATTTTGAAAATCCATTGGATGTTCTTGTATCGGAGTCTGACTAGGTTTTGTAATGTCAACAACGTCATACTTTCCAAGCACTCTTTCAATCATATCAATTGTTTTGTCTTCTAATGCTAGAGCAAGTTTAACTTTAAATTTATATTCTTGAGTTGCCTCTGTTAAGTATTGTTTAAAATCTTTCATTTTTTTCGTCTCCGATGTATTATAACTATTTATTATCTTTGTTGAGTATTCTGTCTAATAATTCGTTACGACTAATAACTGTAGCATCGCCGTTTACGGCACCGTTTTGGCCCGTATCTCTGTCAATTCTAGCGTCTAAGGCCTTTTTACGGATCTGTAATTCAAGCATTTTAAGTTTTTTGTCTACTTTGCTTTGTTTAGCATTAAGTTTAATTTGTAACATCTTACTAGCAGTATCAAATATTTGACCGCTAAATCTCGCCTCTACATTCATACCTAAGTCCATTAAGTTATCAAATGTTTCATCGGCTTTTGTTGCTATATCGTCTAACTCTATATCGTTTGTTTTGTCGTTTAACTCAACAGTTGATAATGCTTTTTCAATATTATCAACATCTTGTAAGTTTTTTTCAAGTTCTACAATTTGGTCTTTTGATTCTTCAGGATCCACTTCTACAGGAAGTTTATCTGTTGGATCTTCATCAGCAGGAGCAACGTTTAATAGTTCTTCTAATTTTTTAGTCATTATATACTCACTTAATTATAAAAGTATTTAGCGTCTATTTCCGCCTTGGTGGAATAAATCGTTTTCTGTTATTACTCTAAAACGTATTCTTTTTTGCTTACACCAAGCAGTTGCGGCCTGCCATTTAACATTATTAACAGCAACACTTAATTGATTACGTTTACTTCTTCCGGCCGCTTCCATAGTACTTTGTGATGACGGTTTTATTTCAACAAGTTCTGTTCTACGTTTGCCGTTAGCATCTTGATACTGTACAAAAAAGTCCGGAACGTAAACTGTGTTTTTTCCCGTCAATGGGTGCTTGTATGGAATTTTAATTGACTCACTCGCCCAAGCAATCACGTTTGGGTTCTTGTCACAAAAATTCATAAATGTCCATTCCCAACTTGATCTGTAAGTTGGTGTTTTAGTGCCAGCGTATTTTTCAGGATTGGTTAACGTGAATTTACCGCTGGCGAATTTACCGCCTCGGATCATGCTAATATGTTCCTAACTACTTTGTGATTTGGTGTTCTGTTGTTAGCAAAACCTAATACACTTGTATTAAGTCTATAACTGTTTACAATAGATATTAAATTTTTTTGTACATCATCAAGTGTTGAATTTCTAAAACTATCTAAAAGTTCCATAGCATCATAACCACCATTGTAACTTATTTCAAATAGTGTATCAGTTAAGTTATGTGCTACTGATTCATCTTTTGTTTTTTCTTTAAAGTAAGAAAAAGCAAAATCATATTTTTGACTGTCGATGGCAATTTCTTGATTTTCGTAACCGTTAAATCTTTCTAACGTACTTTGTTTCTCTGGTGTTTCTCTAGGTGGTAAGTTTGTTTGAGCGTATAAGTTTTCCATTATTCACCTGCCTCTGGTATGTAAGTGCCAGCACGTTTAACATAAGTTTTGCCACCTACGTTTTTCAATTGATCTTTTTCACCTGTTTCAGCATTATTTCTAATAGTACCATCCCATGGCTCGTATCCTGGAGGTATTCTTTCTACTTGTGTTCCGCCACTTGCTGTCGCGACACCGCTGGCCGAACTTGCTGTGTTGTTAGCATTAACACCAACGCCACCATCTGGTAAATTGTCTTGGTTAGTAACGCCGCCTTTTGTTTGAGTTTCATTAAGATAAACTGCCGCGCCGGCTAGTGCCGCCGTTTTCCAGTTACCTCCTGCTAAGAATCCTCCCACTGCCGCTAGAGCCACTTTTTCTTGTGTACTCATATTAGCGCCAACTTGTACTCTGCTGTTAGATCCTTCTGCTGTTCCATCTGCTGGAACAAATGCTGGCTGTGTTAACTGTGCTATGTTAGGATTACCAATTGCTTCACCCTGTTCACCGTACACTTCTGCTGTTCCGGCTAATGTACTTGATTCTGGTAATGGATTGTATTTTAACTTACCATTACTCTCAGTACCAGGAAAGGCAAAAGGATTTTCTCCTTTTAATGCTTTTTTAATTCCTTGATTAATTTCACTTGAAACAAAAGATTTTAAATCAACATTTTGGAAATTTTGAAATGTTCTCAAACCTTGTATTGCCGCACTACCAAAGTTTCCTCCGGCTAAATCTTTACTAATAGATGCTGTAGCATCCATAATGCCTCCTAAACCAAATACAGAAGCACTTCCTCCACCTGCTGGAGATAAAGGACTTGGCTCTTTATCATAGTGTAGTTCACCAAACCCTGTCGGTGTGCCTGTACCGCCTATCATTCCTGTAGCATATTTTACAAGTTCAAACGTTACAGTCATTTGGTTCTCTAACAAATCACTTTGTGTGTGATCATGACTGTCGTGGTTAAAGTTTGTAAGTATAGGATTAATTAAACTATACTCAGTAAATTTTTTATCGTATATACTGTAAATTCTAATATCGTCAAAGAAAGGTTCTTTGTTGGCTCTTTCATAACCAAACACTCTTGCTATTCTTTGATCATATAAATCTTTGTATCTATAAGTAGCAAAATTTTCGTATGCTTGATCTGAATAGTAGTAATCCATATAAGCATACCACATATTTCGTGTGATATCCTTCATGTCATCATGAAGTCTAATGTTTATTGGATTAAAATTTAATTTTGTTTGAACGTGCCTATGTCGATTATATTGATTAAAAGTTTGTACGTCAAAAGTGTATGTTGGCAAATCTACTGACTTGACCAACATACTAATCTCTCTTTTAGTTTCGTCTTTAACTATAGCCGCCGCTGTTGGCGAAAGGTTAAAGACCACGTAAAATAAAAACTTTTGTTTGGGTAGTAATCGAAAATTACCGTCTCTAAAAGTTCTAGAGGCGTGTTGGTAGTCTCTAACAGACTTTCTACCAGTTAGGGCGTTCAGAAAAGCATTCATTCCCGCCATGGTATTATCCTTATCCTGTTATAACTGAACCTGCCGCTCTAGCCACTGCTGAACCAATACCGCTACCGCCAGCGCCTGAAGGGATTTGTACAGCATTGTCAAATCTTACAGACATTGTAATTGTAGCCGCCTCGGAACTAGCATAGTTTAGGTCGTTGTAATTTACGTTTTCAACATAGCAACCGTAAAGTTCCCATTCTTCTAAAGCAGTTGGTGCCGCCGCGCCATTACCACCATCTAAGATTTCAAAACGTGTTATAAACTTATAGTCAATTCCAGCACTTGCTGAAGCCTGCTCTAAGAAGTCAAATTGCTTCTGAACTTGCTCGCCTACTAGTTTAGTTACATTACCTGAAACGTCATCTCTTAAATTAACTGTGATAGGATCCCATGTGTGTTTACCAATGATGTTAATCTTTGAGTTGTACACATCGACAGGAATCTGTTCAAAGTTTACGCTTGGACGGGTTACATCCATAACCTGTTTAGTAAGTTCTGCTTTTGATGTTGTTACACCAAAGTTTTCAAAACTCACTCTAAAGCGATATTTAAGTTTTGGCATTAGTAGGCCTTGTGATGATGCACTCTGCCCACCTGCTAGAGGAACAGTAAATTTGTTCAATGAACTTACTGACATTTCGTGTCTCCTTTTATTATACTAATATTTATCTTTTATTGGGACCAAAAAAATAGGGCCATTTGCGGCCCTATTTAATTGATTTATTTTATATTAAACACCTGAGATTGAACCAGTATTTTGAATTCTAATCGGAATGTAAATGAACTCAACTGCTTTAACAGGCTCAATAGCAACGTCAATGTATAGTTCGTTTCTATCTATTCTGTCTGGCGTGTTGTTAGTTTCATCACATACAACCAAGTAGTCAAATAAACCACGTTTAGCAACTAAATCATTCATTAGTGATTCAACTACACCTTTGATTTCGTCTCTAGTTAACTTATCGTTTGGTTCAAATATAAACGGTTTTGTAATCTCGCCTAGTCTTTCTCTAACATAAGCAACAAGTCTTGCCACGTTAATTCTATCTAGTGCTGAAGCACCACTGTGTCTTGTCTTGTTACCAAAGTTAAGTATACCAGTTCCTGGGAAGAAAGCAATTGGATTAATTTTGTTTTCGTATAAAGTATCTCTTAAAGATTCTCTAATACCAACTGTTTTAAACTCGCCTTCTGCTGAATCAATATACCCTAGTGCTGTAGCGTTATCTACGCCACCACGTCTTGTACCTGCTGGAGCAAACCATGGGAACGATGCTTCATCTGAACGTAATAACGTTCTTAGAATCATATGACTTGGTGGAACAACAATTCCGTTACCGTCTAAGTCTGTAGTTCTACCTGATGGATAAAACACACCTAAGTAAGTATCTGCTGTAACTAAACCATTTTCGTTGTTGTCAACTGCTAGTTTAGTGTTAGTTGCCCAGTTTTGAACATCTGTACTGTTAGGCGCTAATCTAAATGGTGTATCACCAACAATAAAGCCTGTGTTACGTCTTTCATTGTTTAGTTTAACCATGTTTTGAATTACTTCAGGATATCCTGGAGCCGCTAATACGTTGTAGTTTCTTTGCTCTTCACGTAATTCTGCTGATGTATCTAAAGTTGATTTCATCGCCGCTACAATTACGTTACGCTGAGCAAATCTACCCATAAACGGTGATCCGTCGTTTTGTAATCCTGAAACAGTTACCCAAGCATTTTTCTCTGTTGGAAGAACTTTTCCAGCATAGTCAGTAGCATTAAAGTAATTTTTCTTATACTGTTTAACGTTACCTGAACTTCTTCTTAGGTTAAATGCTAACATACCTTTTGGATATAAAGAGGCACTTGGAGCATCTAAGTCTAAGTAGTTGCTTGATAATAATGTTGTAATTGGTGTCATATCTGATGTTGTTACATCATCAGTAGCACTGTCATGGAATCTAAAGTCAGCAAACAAAATACCGTTTTCAGTAGTTTGGTCACTGTTATCAATTAGTACCCATTTGTCTTCTGAGTCAACTGATTCCCATCTGTAAATTTTTGGATGGTCATCTAAACTTCCTGTGTCAACCCAAATGTCACCATATACTAATGCTGTGCTATCACTTTGTGCTGTTGGCTCACTTGCTGAAACAATAGGACCTTTAGGGTCTGTGTTTGACAAGTTAAATCCTCTAGCATCTGTAGTTACAGTTTGGTAACCTTTCCAAGCACTACCATCATGAATCATAATATCAACATCAGCAAAAGTACCATTGTACCATAATGCTCCGTTTGCCGGGTCACTTGTTGGTTGTGTGCTACTTGCTGAGTATGTAAATGCTTTCCAGTTTGAAACTTGTAAACCAGTACCATCTGCTGTACCCTTAACTGTATCTAATGTAGTACTAAAACCAGCGTCTGCTAGTGGAGTACCTGTAATTCCAGCAAATACAATTACACCACCGTGATCATGTTGGAATGTAATAGCATTTGTTTTGCTGTCTCTTGTACAAGTTAAGTTAGTAATATTTAAAGCATTAACGTCTGACACAAAACTTTCTGCTGTAGCACCTGTTAGTGTTACAGTTTGTGCTGATGTTAAAGCGCCAGTTGAGTCACTTACTCTAATGCTAAACTGGTCACTTGCTGTTAATGTTGGATTTTCAGTTCCTGTTGCTGTTGTTACACCTTTAGCGTGTCTTACAAAAAACTTATATCCTGCTCTTTGGTTATCTGCTGGATCATACTGTACATAAACAGAACCTTCAGCAATATTAATGCCGTTGCCTGCTTTGTCTAATGCCTCACCCGCTGACCAATCATTTTGGTAAAGCGGAGCAGTAACAGATTCAAATAAGTTTGTAGTTGAATTGTACTTGCTAATTGAGAAATTAGCACCTGTGTTAGGTGTAGTAGTTTTGATCCACATAGAACCACTTGGTCTTGGAGTAGAATCATTTGTTTTAAATTCAGGAACGCTAGTATGAGGAGCAATAACAAGTGTTGGATTGTTATATGTACCAGCAGTTAGGCCAGCATCAGTGAGGATTGAGCCAGAGCCATTTGCTAGAACTACAACACCACTGTTGGAACTATCACTTGTAGCATTTGTATCCGCATATATTTCTAATTTATTGTTAACAACACTTGCTGTAACGCCTGGTATTCCTTCAGCATCAATGTTTGATGCTAATGCTGTAACTGTTGTTCCTGATAAAGTTACTGTTTGACCGTTAATAACAATAGTATGACCATTTGTTAAAGTCGGTGAACTTACTGTACCTTTAATAGTTGGGAAAGATTTTTGCCAACCAGTTGTACCTACCTGTGTCCATGTGTTGTTTGCTTTTTTGTAAAACAATGGATTTTGTGTATTAGTAGCATCAATGGCATAATCGCCAATGTTACCAAAACTTGTTTTTGGTACACTTGAATCAATGTCATTTGAATCAGTAATTACTTTTGGAACTACGTTAGCAAACTTTTGTGTTGATTGATTCCAAACTTGAACACCAAATAGTGTCTTGCTTGTATCAAACCAATATGTACCAGCCGCAGGTACACCAGTTGGTCTTCCTGAAGATGATTTTAGTTCTGCTGTGTTAACGTCAGCTCTTACAATGTATGCTCTGTTAGAAACACCTAATAAACTGTAAGCGGCCATTAAACCGTACTCGTTCAGTTCATTACCATGTAATGCTGTTCCACTGTTTGATTTGTAAAAAGTTGGTTCGCCAAACGTAGAAACTAGTTCTCTTTGACTTCCAATTAAATATGTTTTTTCGGCGTTAGCCTTTGTAGTACCTACGGCTGTTCCTGTGCCTGTACCACTTGTTTTGTCTTGGGCTGAAGCAATCACTAACATTGGAATCGTGCCAGCCGCCGTTGGAGCGTATTGGGATTCGTCTGTGACGCTAACTTGTATACCCGGTGATATTAAAGCCATTTTGTTTTCCTCACTTTGGTTAATAATTATATAATGTATTTATTGTTTTTGTCTTAAAATGCTCAAAAAGAATGCCCTTTATAAAGGGCACCAGCGTATAAATACTCGTATGAGCAGGCCTAATTGTATACAGTGTGGTAAGCCAGCCGCGGTTAACTACAAAAGAAACAGTAAAATTTACTATAGAAAGATGTGTGATAGTTGTGTTAGGAATAACAAAAAACCTACATCTTATCGTACATTAGGATATGTTAAAAAGAAAGAATGTGACCATTGTGGATTTAAAAGCAATCATCCTGAACACTTTTTAATATACTATCTAGATGGTAACAAAGCAAATCAGCGTATTAGTAATTTAAAAACTATCTGCTTAAATTGTAAAGTAACTATAAAAAATGAAGGTTGGCGTATTACTGCTGGCGGTTTAGTTCCTGATTAATAAAATTATGTAGATCTTCTACAGTGCCAGTATTGTTTATAGTAGCATTGAAATCCCACCCTGCCCAACGCCATTCACTAGCATGAACTTCTGGGTGGTTTTTGCCCATATTATTTGTATTTTCTGTGTTGTCTTTTCTAGCAGTGTCCCACCAATCTGGGCGTTTAACACTACGCCAAACTTCCCAGGCTTGGCCGCCTAAGTCAGTTACCATTTGTAATTCGTTGTAAAATCTACAATCTGGTATAACATAGTTTTTATTAGGATTTTGTGTAATTTTCTGTTTAACTAGACTTACCCATACTCCATCAAAAAAGCCATTTCTCATACAGTCAGTTCCAAATAACTGTAGTACTAATCTAGGTGTTATATCTCTGCCTGTTTCTTTGGTCCAAAACAGATCTATTTCTTCACGCCATTTACGACTTTTAACTGTTTCGCCTTCAAGCATTTCTCTATCCCAGCCAAAAACAGCAGAAACGCCATCTTTTAAACTGTCAGCAAAACTTAATTTTTCAAATTGATGTTTTTCAACAAGATAATCGGCTACAGTACCTTTACCATTACCGATCAAACCACATATTCCAATAAGCATACAAACAGTATACTAATTTTTATCTACAATGTCAAGAGTTTTTTCTTCTACTTTGGATTTTTTACCACAATGTGTACAATAAAGGTCTTTTGGTTTCCAATCATCCATTGATGCTATAGACCACCACCCTTTACAGTGATCACAAACAAAATGCCAAATTGTTTCTTTTGAAGTTTGTATGATTAACCTATAACGAAACTGAGAGGCAGTCCGCCTTCTGTATAGTTAAGTAGGTCTTGTTCTAGTTTTTCAATTTCTGCCGCGGCTTCTTGCTTTAAAGAATCACCGTTTAAACTAGTTCCGCCTTGTGGGCCAGCAATAGTGGCAAATTTTGACCTTGCTTCGCCTAGCATATACTTACATTGTGCTTTTGTGTAATCATATATCCAAGGTTTACTTCTGTGGTCTTTAAGTAATGTAACATCTGGTTTAAAATTGTACAACCAAAGCAGTACACTTTCGCCTGTTTCATTTACTTTTCTAACTATAGTAAGTTTTTTACTTACAGGATTATAGGTATAGTTAATATGTCCGCCAAACATTCTAGCAGTTAATTCTTGATATTGAGAAAATAACTCGTATGTTGCTAATCCGCCAACTCTACCAGCCTGCATCAAGTAAACATTAACATATCCTGCTTCAAATGGTTCAAAACTGTTAGCACCATCGCCCTGGCTTGAACCTATTGTTCTACGAAATACTTGTCTTACTTCTTGTACTTCGCCAGGCAGAATGTATTCTTGTGTATCTTTTACTAATTCTAAAAAGCCGTAACTTTCTTCTACGCCGTTTGATGAACGCTGTCTGTATACATCTGTTGCTTTATTAAAAGCAATATCATAATGTTGAGGATCTAACTCAACATCAACCATTCCGTCACCTAAACTGTAACGTACATAATCAATACATTTTTGCTTTTCTGTTTGAAGTTCTGTATTCGCCATATTTTTATCCTACTGTAGTAGTATTTATGCTAGGAGCGGGAGTAAACTAAAGTATTTTCTTTACGGTTAATTCTAAAACTATCTATGATTTTGTAGTTAGGAATAGTTATCTTATGCTCTTTACGGCTATCAAATATAATATACAGTGGTTTTAACTGTAATACTTGCCCTATGTAAGCGTCTATAGGGTAGTGCCAACCCCAACTCAACGTACTAAAAACTATTTCTGCTGGGTCGTTCCATTTGTAATCGTCTATGTTATGTACAACACCATTAATATTATTTTTAGCAAACTGTTTTGTTAAACTTAAATCATTATGAATGTATCCTGTCTTGCTAAAATTAACAGGTTCTTCATCTCCGTCTTTATCTAACATAATAAATTTTATACTAGGTAAAAGTCTACTCAATTTTGCTGTTTGATAACCAATGCCACACCCAATATCTATCGCTGTAGTACAATCAACAAAATATTTTCTAGTTCTATAAGCATAAGCAATTAGATTATCTTCGTCAAATGTTGACCTTTGCTTATTTCTAAAATTTTCGTATGTCATGTTGTAAGCAGTAATATAGTATCTAGGTTTACACGACCGTTTAATTTAGTTTCAGTAGTTTTAATACTTTCAAAGAATTTTTTACGTTGTATTTTACCACACTTTTTAAATTCAGCAAGTTGTTCTACAGGTTTACGAAGTGTTTTAGCAATACTAGTCTTCTCATCGAATCTAATTATAGTAGTGCCTTTTACTTCTAGCCCTGTTCCATCACGTTTCTGCTTTAGAGGATCAATTGTACTAGTAATATATCTTCCTAACTTTCTAGTTTTAGCATTGTATACCCAAAGTTCTTCTGCTTTAATAATATCCGCAGGATTAATACTAACAAGAGCAGTTTTCTCATCTGCTTTTTTATACTTTAATTTTGCTACAAGTTTCTCAGCACTTTTAGGTTTTACTTTTCTAGGTTTTCTTGTAAGTTTACCTTCTGCTATAATCATATCACAAGCATCAACAACTAATTTTAATACTTGATGCTTTTTCTTGATTTGATCTTTTGTAAAAATAGCATATGACTCTTGTAGTTGATCATGCCAGTCACGTTCTTGTTCTGTCCATCTACTTTTAACTGATTGAGGAATAGGATTTAGTACTTCTTCTAATTCCATCATTTCATCATTGTAAAATTCTTTAATGATTTTACCATGATTTGCTTTTGCTTGTTTTTGTCTTAGCATTTTTAGAGGACTAAATTCTTTAATATTAATCTCATCTACAGGCTGTTCTATAATATCGTCCATATCCGCGGCCATATTAATAGATGCTTTTCTTAAACGCTCTTGAATTGTAGGTTGATAGTACTGTGCTTTTTCTTTTGCTTCTTCTTTCTTTTCAGTAACAACTAACTTGCCTTTTTCGATTGCTTCTTGTAATCGCTTTTTAATAAATTCTGATGATGGGCGTATATGCCCCATTGTTCCAGGAAGTGTTTGCCAGTAATCATCTTCTTTTTGATTAAAATCTGGCATACCTCTTGTCATCATTCTACAGTGTATTGCGGCAACTTGGCTAATTGCCCAACTATCCGCGGCCTTGGCCGCTTTAATATCTTCTTTTGAATAGCCATTAAGTGCCATCCATTCAAAAGCATATGGATATAGATCTGATGCTTTATAAGTTTGATAGTACCATTCTGATGAGGCTACTTTTTTCCTATGATATTGCTCACCAGTTAATTCTTGCCAATTTTCCCAAGTAGGCTCTAAACTCTTGTCCGCGGACCGTCTATTACCTGCTCTTTTTTTCTTTTTTGTTTTTGATAATCCTTTAAGGGCTGTAAGTGCCATTCTCTTCTCCTGAGTCGAGGTGTCCAAACTTATATATACAATTACAGCACATTATAACATCTTACGACATTTTGTCAAGCGATAAATACTAATGT